AGTTGTGCAATAAAGTGGTTAACAGTCATCTTCTTTTTCCTCTTGAGCTTTCTGTGCCAAATATGCTTTGAAACGTGCATCGATTTCTGCTTTTTGTTGTGGATCAAGTTCTTTTTCTTCTTGAGGCTTATCAACCCAATCAGGAAGCTTCTCTCGTCTTATATTCTTTTGATAGCCAGATTTAGGTTGCTTATTTTTTTCTTTCTCTGATTTAATTTGAAATTTAAGCTTCTCAAACTGTTCCCGTAGCTTCTTAGCGCTTCTTATATTTCCAAACCAAAACTCATTTGTTGGCAACCAGTCGATCACATACTCAATAGCTTCGATACTTAATTTGTCTTGTTTTTCCATTAGCCTAATTATGTCAGCCCATTTGCTTATATCGACTTTATCCATTTCCTTCGGGAAATCATTGGTCAAATTATTTTGTAACTTTTGAGAAAGACGTAAGTGTTCGTCAGAATACTTACAAGGTGTTACATCTTTTATCTTTTTACTATCCTTACCTAACCTAACCTTACCTAACCTAACCTGTGTCTCCAAACTGTATCCATCGTGTATACATGATGGATACACATCTTCGGAAGGTTGTTCCGTAGAGGTTTCAGAAGGTTCTGATAAGTTTTCAACAAAGGTATAAGCATTCGTTTCTTTGACAGCTATCTGGGCTTTTTCATCTTGATATAAAGTAGGCTTATATCTGTCTTTTTGAATATAGTTGTGTATTTTCCAATGCTTAATTACGATCACGCCACTCTCGAAAACTAAGATGAATCTTTTTGCCATAAGCAGTTTTAAATCATCATCGCCACAACCAACCATACGTTGAATTTTTTTAGGATTATTGATAAATCCGTCGTCATCTGCACGCATTGATAGATGAAAATATAATGCCTGTGTTGATAAAGGCATATCTAGAAATGCATCAGAATCAATAATCGTCTTTGCGAACATTCTTCTTTCAGCCATTCTTATCCCCCTATTGATGCAAAAGGGACACTCCAAAAATAATCTTCATATTCTTTACCAAGATCTTTAGTTATTTCCCCTTTGATAATTTCAATTTCTTGTGTAAACTCCATGCCTCTTTCAAATGCAAAGATTTTAATATCTAATTGATGTTTCTTAGACATTTCTAAAAAGCCACTAGGCTCAACTGACCAAGCTTGCTTGAAGCCGGTAATTTCAACATTTCCAATCTCATTTTCCAAATAAAATTGTATTTCTGTAGATTCTATAAAAGCTCTTCGAGTATTCTTAATATAAAAACCGTCCTTGCAACTCATCGAAAATTCCCATTCATCCCTTTTGATCGAAACTTCATGTTGCCCTTGTTTTAAAATCGCATTTCCTTCTTCATTTTTTTCGAAAATCGGATATACATTTCCTGTCACATATTCTTTTAAACAGTTGATCACATTCTCTTGAGTTCCTCTGATTTTTAGTGTACCTTCAGCCCAGTTTGGCATGTGCCTAGCCTCCAATTTTTAGTCGTTTAATCGTTTCTTCGTTCAATTTAATACCGATGACTTGATACTTGTTCTTAAAATTAGTTACACCGATTTGATGTTTTTCTGTGTGGTGTATTCTGCAAAGTCCTGCGTAAGTGTATTCTGAATGATCAATTTTCTTACGTTTCCTTCTACCCAACGCTTTATCGAAATGATCAATGTCCGCTCCTGTTCTTCCACAGATACAACAGACTCTTTTCGTAATACACTTGTACAAGTAGTATTCTTGATTCGCTGGTAAAATCTCATAACCTTCTTTGAATGGAATATGATGTTCAAAGATGAAATCTAAGATGATATTTGCTAAGACATTAGCATCACTCACAGTCGTATTCGATTCATCTTTGAGGCTTATTTTGCGCCCTGTGACACCTTCAAAACGGAAGTAGAAGAATTCCTTCCAGAAGTCCGTTGGCATGCCTGTATCGATGAAAATATCGCCTATCAGCGCATAGATGAAGTTTCGTTGCTGTACAGTGAAACGTCTAGGATCAATAAAACGAATTTCAATAACTCGATCACCATCATAGCCGTCATACATCGTCTTCAAACGTTCGATGTTCACTTCTTCATTAATAGTTGCACCTATGTCTTTTCCTTTGAACTTTTTCAGAACCGCTGAATATGAATCGATTAATGGTTTAAACACTCATATCACTTCTTATCTAATTCTTTTTTCTTAGCTGCTATTGCTCGCTCCATCAAGGCACATTGCTCATAGCTTAACTGTTCAATAGTTTCAACGTTATCAGCTAAGAGCCCTAATTTATCTGTCTGCTCATTAACATATTCGATTAAGGTTTTGGTCATATCTTTACCCATCTGCTCATTGAAAGCTTCTAGAATCGTCTCTAGCATGTTTAATTTCTTTGTATCGATTCTAGGTGGTGTTGGAATATCTTCCCCTTGAAATACATATAATCCCAGTCCGTGTAGAGCCAATGCTTTCACAAAGCATCGCTTCAATGAGTTATTGATTTGCATAGCATTTGGCTTAACAACTGGTTGGTTTCGATAATCTAAAACAGGAAATAATTCGGTTTCCGTGTGTCCTTTAACCGTTACTGAGACAGATACATAAGTCCCAGTTTCATCCATAAGAAAAGGTTTATATTCCTCAACAAGAAAGTCTTGATGAGTTCCAGAAACAACCCTGTAGTGTTTATACTCATTAATAGTTACCGTTGCCTGTGAATCATTCTTTTTCATAATCTCCCACGCGTGAGCCCAAGATAAATAATCAAAATTTCCTTTTTTCTTGAGTATTTTATTTAACTTGCGACTAAAAAGTTTTTCAAAATTCGTTGTCCCTTTGTTTTCACTCATCAAATTCTGCCTCCATTTCTGCAATGTATTTCTTACCTGATCCGTAATAAGAGATATCAATCAAGTTATCTCTGTCGTACTCTTCTAGCGCATCAATCAAGCCATCTTCGATGACATAGATGTATTCAGGTTTGTTTGAATGTTTTGATAGATGGATAAGATAGACATGATCCCAAATACTCACAAAATTGCCCAAATCGTCTTGATCACATGCTAGTTCTTCATTCGTCAAAAGATTACGTCTGATTTTTCGATTGCTTGTTTCCTTGATATTCGATTTGCCCCAACTAGGATCAGTCAAATATTGATCTAGAGTGGAAAGTTCTTTTTTCATGTGGTAACATCTCCTTAGATGTATTTTCTTTGTGACTCTATGCTTGCCGGCGGAGTCACTTTTTTATTTGTTGCCATGCTTTTTGCTTTTCGATATGTTGTCGGCTTAGGATGTTTGGTTTATTGTGTATCCGCCAGCGATTAGCAATTATTACGCCTATTTTTAGCGCTTCAGCTCTATTCATCCTCTAACAACTCCATTTGCTTAATAATTGTCATCGTCGCTGTAGAAGGCATCCAGTTGTTAATAAACTCGATAACATCATCGAACTGTTTTGCCTTGATACGATTTCTAGCTACTGCCCCAGTGATCCGCTTAATTCCACCATTTAGATCTTTGAACAACTCAGTTCTTGCTGTGCTATTTAAATGCTGTTGATTACAAATAACTCTGATTTTGTTACGAACCATATTAGAAATTGTTCGGTAATCTGGTTCAGCTAGAAGTTGATTGTTCTTCAAATCGTTTAAATCAGACTCGATAGCGTCTACTCTTTCATTCGTTTCTTCGTTTGCAGCTAAAGCTAACATAGCCATTTCTCTATGTGTCGTTGGAATAGTGATCATTCGTTCTTTGATTGATTTTTCCATTTCATTGAAAGCTTTAATAAATTTTAGTTTAAAACTTATTGCTTTACTTCCAGTAAATCCCATAGCTAGCAAGGAAAATCCGTCTCTATTCATGAAATAAACTCTCCGACTTCTTCCGTATGAGTCTGGCTCGTTCCCTTCCACAAACATCTGTCCAAAATTGGACCCATCTTCAACATTGGCCGAATTTTCGACCGATCTTTTTATTGATTCAATTGCTTCTAGCACATGCTTATGTTTCTTTTCGAAACTTTCTGCCACTTGCAAGCTCGTAGTTACAGCTTCTTTATTTTTCAAAGTTACTAATTCTTGCATTATTTCTTCTCTCCTTTTGATATAATTTGAGTAAAAAGGTGGTGAATTATTTGATAAAAATTTTGAGCGATTACCAAGTCGCTATTACTTTAATCATTTCTATTTCAGGATTTTTTTTATCCCTCTATAACTTATTTAAAGATAAAAGAAAAATTACGCTCTCCTATTTTTTAGTTAAGCATGATAAAAGTAATCGAATGATTCTTACTGGCGTAATTGCAAACCCATCAAAAATGCCAAACTCAATTATCGAATGTACGTATCTTTACAACGGTAATAAAATTGATTGTTCACATTATCACGACAATGGTTTTGATATGGGAAGCTTTCATAAAAGTAGCCTTTTATCTCCTATACCGTTGGCACAAGAAATCTCTCCTGGCTGCTCAGTCGCTTTTTCAGAAGTTTTAAAGATGAAAGATATATTACCTGGTGAAAAACTTGTAATGGTCATAAGAACAGCTAATTATCAAAAAAAATTTAAGTTAAAGTTAAAAGACTCATTTTAATTGAAAAATTTTTCTTTAATAATCAAATACAAATTAATTATTATTGATCCAATCCCACAAAACATAATTAACAGAAATACAATATCGTCCTTACTCATTAGTCAGTCCCTCCCGGCTGGCTTTTTTGTTTTGTACTCAGCTTCATCAAGACCTATAAAAATCCAAACCATGTACACAATCGTCCCTATCAACGCTTGTCTGCTTCCCCAAAGACCTAAAGCGTAGATGATTAGTGGTGCGCTGAATACTAATGCTCTGTTGAATTTACCCATGTTTTTCCTCCTTTTAGATACTGATACAAAGCGATACTACTAAACCTCCACTCTCTGCCAACTTTCGCTGCTGGAATCTTTCCAGATTCGGCATCTTTAGTCAGCGTGCGTGTTGTGGTTTTTAAATATTCCGCAGCTTGCTTTGTATCCCACACTTCATTTGCAATCTCAGATTCTGCCAAAGAAGCTTTGAGATCTGAGAGGTTAACTAAAGCTAGTTGCTCCATTGGTTGTTTCCTCCTACCGAATTCGATAATCGCGAATGATTTCTAAGATAGTCTTATTAGCTTTCGGCCCACTCCAATGGCCATCAATAATTTGCTGCATTCGAACACGCGTATATCCATATGCAGTAGCTAGATCTTCCATAGTTACTCCGTTTTCTCGCATAAACTTCTTGATTGCAGCACGGCCGTTATCTAGATTTGACATCTATTCACTCCCCTTACATATAGATTTGTAAGTCAAAATGATAGAAAAACGTATAAAACTATTGACTAATAGTATACAATCGTATACTATATAAACATAGTTAAATAAGCCTACAACAAACCCTTTATTATGCAATCGGTCGCCAAACTTAATGCTATAAGGTGTGTTTTTAGTTTGCTTTTTTTCTATCAAATTAACTTACAAACAAATAATAATACAAACTTATACTTATGTCAACAGTATAATTTACATTTTGTGTACTTTTATTTGTTTAGGATTGGAGAACATTATTATGACACTGTTTGAAAGGATAAAATCATTAGCTAGCCAAAGAGATAAAAGCATGAAAGAAGTCGCTTTAGAATTAGGATTTAGTGAAAATCTTTTCTATCGATGGAAAACAACAGAACCCAAAGCAAGAGATTTGCAAAAGGTAGCTGACTATTTCGATGTCTCTGTAGACTACCTTCTAGGTAGAGAAGAAAGAGAAACGCCTAAATTTGTGGATTTATCAGAAGATGATACTGTATTTTCTTTTGACGGAAAAGAAATATCTAAGGAGACAATGCGTAAAGCGATTGCAATTGCTAAAGCTTTAGAGGAAAATGAATAGTTGGAGTGATGGGTTGTATGTATTTAAAGTTGAAAGAAATGCTGAGTGAGTATAATTTAAAGTTAATCTATATGGAAATGGAAGAACCAGGTTTTTATTATCCAAAACCAAGAATAGTATTTTTAAACGAAAAACTACACGAAGATAGTTCTGAAGCTTTTCATTTAGCCCACGAGCTCGGTCATTTCATTGCTTCACATTTTGAATATTCAGCACTGTACGATAACTCTACAACTTTTCATTCAAAGTTCGAAGCTGAAGCTGATAGAATCGCTATTATGATTCTACTTAATATCTTTATTGAGAATGAATTAACAGATGAATCTCAGTTCAAATTGGAAAATTTTATGGAATTCTATGCTATCAATAATAAGTTAAGAACAGAATGTTTTAATGTTTGCCAGTCATATTTCAAGAAAAAATACTCTTATGCACAGTAAAAAAAGCCCGTGCTGCAACACGGACTCATACCTCATTTCTGAGATCACAAATATATTATAACAAGAAGTGAGGAAAATTTAAATGTCAAAAAAAGTTATGGGTCAAGATGGAAAAGCTGTACAAGTTATTTACAACCTATAAAAAATACCCCAGTCGGAGTTGGCGCTGCGGCTAGGGTTACTCGTTTATGAGGTTCACTGTATAAAATAATTATATCAGAATGGAGAGAAAAAGTGTATGGCTAAAATTGTTAAGTTGGAGCAGGCAGAAGTTATAATTGCAACAGATGAAAAAGAAATTATTCGTGTGCCTTACGAAGAATTGGATTGGAGACCAGAAGTCCACGACGAAGTCGAGGTTTTCAAAGATGGTGACAATTTAATAATTACAAGAGTTAAGAATAATTCTAATTCTGCTGAAGATAAAATTCATATTAATATCGTTAATGATAATACACAAAATCAACAAGTAAGTACAATTCAATCAGGAAGAGTAGTAAATAAATTAGTATATGTTCTTTTAGCGCTATTTCTTGGTGGGCTGGGTGCTCATAAGTTTTATAGTGGAAAAACATTCATGGGAATTTTATATCTTGTATTTTCTTGGACTTTCATACCATCTGTTTTAGGACTTATTGAAGCTATTATCGGTGCTTTAAAACCTTCTGACTCAAACGGAAATATTGTATTTTAAAAAAAACACGCCCCACCGACCAAAGCGAGCGTGTTCTAAGAAAAACACTAAAGGATTTTAATATTTTTTTGCAATTCAGTTGATTTATTAAATAAAACCCTATAGAATGAAATTAAGAGATAAGTGTTGGAATCTCTACGGGGACCAACGCGAAAACCTTCATTCTATATGGATGGAGGTTTTTTTGTTGAAAAATTTCGAAAATTTGCATAAGCAATTAACAATACTGAACAACCGTGGAGTTATTATTCCAAATTACCAAAGAGCTAAACAATATCTACTTACAAACAATTATTACAACATAATTAATGGATATAGTAAATATTTTATGAGCAATCAAAATAATTATTTGCCAGGTACTACTTTTGACGAAATAACTCATTTATATTATTTTGACAAAGAGATTAAGCACGCTCTTTTCCGCGCAATTACTGAGGCAGAAAACCATATCAAAAGCATTTTGTCATATCGTTTTGCAGAGGTTTATAATAATAAGCCATATGCATACCTTGATATTAATTGTTATGATAATTCAAAAACTTTAGAGTTAGGATGGTTAATTTCAAGGTTAACGAAAATCATTAATTCCAATAAGAGGAGTAAAGAAAATAATTCTATAAAGCATTATGTAAAAAAATATAATGACGTACCTATATGGGTTCTTATAGATTACCTTGATTTTGGAGAAATGAATACCTTAATTAAAAATTTACCAGTTTTTTTACAAAACAACATAGCAAAAAATATCTGCAGTTTCGTATCAGAAAATATTCATATGACAGCCCCTTTTACGCCGGAAATAATGATATCTTTTACAGAAAATACCAGACAAATACGTAATATTTGTGCCCATAATAACAGATTATTAGATTCTAAATGTAAATCCGATATTAAATATTATCGAGATTTACATTCTATATATGGAATTTCCAAAAATTCCCAAAGAAACAATACTTACAACGTCTTTCTTTGTCTGCAGTGCTTTCTCAGTAAAATTCAATACGCTCAATTGCACAATACTATCAGAAAAAGAATTTCGACTTTGGATAACAGGCTAAATACTATCGATATTAATACTATTTTAAAAAGTTTAGGTTTCCCAAACGATTGGCATATAAATACACCAACTCTAAAACAAAACTAAAAAAACACGCCCCACCGACCAAAGCGAGCGTGTTCTAAGAAAAAACAAACCTACACAATAGGCTTATTCACGTGTCTATTGTATCAGAGAAAGAGAGCTGATTCAATTATGTCAGAAGTAACAGGATACTTAGAACAAGTAGACAATGAAACATATAGACTACGAGCTGTATTAGGGTACAAACCTGATGGCTCGGCAAAAAGAAAAAGCAAAACTATAAAAGCGAATAGTAAAAGAGCGGCATATAAAGAATTGAACATCTGGTTAGAGCAATTCGAAGGAATGACCGATGATTCGTTGGATTTGTTCAATATAACTTTTGGTGAATTTTATAGAAAAATATGGCTTTCAGAGGCCGAAAAAAATTTAGAGCCAAAGTCTTATCATAACTATAAGCGAATGATCGAGAATAGATTTCTTGATAAATTTGATTTTATCCCTCTAATCGATATCAAACCATACATGATAAAGAAAATTGTTGTTAATGCTCAAAGAATCAATACAAAAGATCCCGGAAGAAACTCTGATAAACCTTTATCAAGAAATACAAAGCTTCGTATGTTATACGCCGTTAACAACTTATTTTTGATGGCTAAAAATGAGTACGGAGCAATTAAAGAAAATCCTGTGGAAAATGTAAAAATACCAAAAGAAAAAGGCGTAAAAAAGAATATCGAAGAACCTTATTCGGAAGAAGAAATTCATGCAATGTTAAAAGCAGCATTTGAGGAAAGCATAGAAATTAAAACTTTAATTGTTCTAGCATTTATTACAGGAGCAAGACAAGGAGAAATTGCAGCTTTAGAAGAAAAAGATATTGACTTTGACAAACAAGAAATAAGATTTCATCAGCGGATTTCAGAAGTAGATGGAAAATCAGATATTCGGTTGCTTCCAGGTTTGAAAAATGATGATGATGAAAAAATAGTAACCGGTCCTGCTTATCTATTTGATATGCTAGATGAATTAATCAAAGAGAATAAAAAGATTCGTTGGAAATTAAATATAAAGAAATTAAAACACTATTTTATATTTGATACAAAACAAGACGGAACTTTGCCACGTGGAAGTTATCTGTATAAGAAGTTCAAACGATTCACCAAACGTCACAATTTGCGTCACATTCGTTTTCACGACATTAGACATACATCAGCTACCTATTTGCTTAGCGATCCTAATATGACTCCAAAAGAGCTTCAAAAACGATTAGGACACCGAGATTTTAATACTACAATGAATGTTTATGGCCATGTCTTACGCAAAGAAAAAGATACAGCAACTACAGCGTTTGAAAAACTATTAAAAAAAGATATAAAATAACATTAAAAAATTATATTTTCGGGTATAAACTCGGGTAGGATATATAAAAAATTGGGATAATTTGCGGTATATAAGCATGTAAAAATGCTGTAAATTAGCTTATCTTCATTTAAAATACCATTAAATAACGAACTCTTAATCAGCGGGTCGCGGGTTCGAGCCCCTCACGGCCCATTGGGTGCCAAACCCACGTCACCAGTACACTCTTGGCTACTTCAGTAGTTTGGAAAAGAGTGTGCGTGGTGGCATTTTTT